GTTCAATTTCTCAGACCGTGTGGCGGACTTGGCTCCAGATGAATCACCGTTTTTCGTGTATCTCTCTAAGGTAGCTAAAGTTCCTACAGATGACCCTCAATTCCGATTTTTAGAAGATAGAACTAAAATCTCTATGACAGATCGTTCTTTTGACATTAATGGAGATGTAACTATACCAGCGGCAGGGCTATCAGCAAACTATGCAGTAGATGGTTCAAACGTTGATTGGCTTATCAAAGGTATGGTTGTTGCTCTTGGTCAAACAGTAAACCCCGGTACAGATGAAACTCCAAGTACAGTAATACTAAGAGTTGAATCTCAAGTAAGCGGTGGTGTTGTTACTATGAAAACAATAGCTGGTTCTGATGGAGGAGTTAGTATAGATAATGCTAAATGTACTGTTATAGGTACGTCTTTTGGCGAAGGTTCTGGAGCACCAGACGTTTTTTCAGAAGAGCTTGATAATGATTTTGGATTTACCCAAATCTTTAAGACCGCTTGTGAAATGTCTAATACAGCAAGAGCAACTCGCTATCGTGGATACGCAGATGAGTTCCAAAGAATTTGGAATATCAAGCTTCGTGAGCACAAAATAGATATTGAGCGTGCTATGTTGTTTGGTCAGCGTGCAAGCGTTGGAGGAGCTCAGTATAGTGAAGGTATAGCAGGTCATATTATTGCTAACGGAACAGCAGTTACCGGAACAAATAACTTAGCTTATAGTTCAGGAGCACCTTACTTTAGAAGTGCTTCAACTTCTGAGTTAACATACGACAGAATCTTATCTGATTTTGAAGTAGTGTATGACCCTGCTCGTGGTGGTTCTGATTCAAAGCTAGCTCTTGCTAGTTTACCTGTAATTACATTCTTTAACAAATTGGATTCTTCTTTTATAGACCAGTCTGTTACAGGACAGTTAAGGTATAACATTGAAAAAGCAAATGGTTCTTTTGGCCATACAATTCTTCAAGTTGAAACTATTCACGGTACAATGAATCTAGTTAAAGAGCCTCTATTCAGAGGGTTTGCTTCTGGTTTCTTATGTATGGTTGATATGGATAACGTAGCTTACAGACCATTGGTTGGTAACGGTGTTAATCGTGATACTCAAATCATGACTAACGTTCAATCTGCTGATGAAGACCTTCGTAAAGATATGATTTTAACTGAGGCTGGATTGGAAGTGTCTCTTCCTGAAAGTCACTACTTAATCAACTTAGAAGGAGTTTAATAATGGCTAGAGCAAGTTATTTAGAAGAAAATAGTAGTTCTTCTTTCGGTCATAAGAAAAAAGTACAAAAGCTAGCAGGAGCAACTCAACTTCTAGAATCTGATAGCGGTAAGATTTTTATGTTAAATTCAGCTACTGAATTTGCTACTACCTTACCTGCTGTTAAAGATGCTGGATCTGGTTGGTACTGTAAGATAGTTGTTGATGCCGCACCTTCTGGAGCCGCATACACTGTAGCTGAAAAAGTCGCTGATGACACTAACGTAATTATCGTAAATGGCATCAATGAGTTAGAGGTTGACACGTCTGATGATGGCCCATATAGTGCTGGATGTACAACTATAACATTTGCAGATGGAGTAGCCTTACAAGGCGACCATATAGACGTTTGGTGTGATGGCGTAAATTACTACGTTTCAGGTCAAACAAAAGCAGATGGTGGTATAACTCTATCATAAACTGAATAAATAAAGTTAAGCAGTAATTAGAACTGTGGGGGTTATCGTATAAAGGGTAGCCCCCGAATCTAAAAAGGAATAATATGAATTGTGTACATTGTAAAAACCCAAACCCTGAAAGATGGTTCTACTGCAGAGCGTGTGGTAAGAAAGCATCTGAGGCTATATTTACAACTAACTTATATATGATGAGTGAAGCTGGGAAGAGAAGTGACATAGAATTTTCACAAGTTAGTATGGATAGCCATATAGATAAGATAAAAAAAGAAAAAACAAAGAAGTTAAACAATGTTTGGAAAGAAAGAGTAAAGCAAGCAGGTGTTAATTAATGGCTAATTTTGATATACAAATACAAGATTTAGTTGGAACATTTACAGATCAAGTAGCCATGGATGATTTCATGACTGCTGGTGCTAAAGAAATAATTAATTCTCTTCCAAACAATTTACTATATAAGTGTGCTGATAAAACTACATTAGATAATTCTACTTCAACTTTAATTAATATGGATACAAGAGGAAAAGTATTAGGTGTTTTAAGATTGGATGCAGATAGTAGTGGTATACAAAGACCATGTAGGTCTGTAAATCCATTTAAAAGAGGTAGGATACAAGACAGTTCGGATATGGAGCTTGCAACAGCAACAGACCCTGCTTATCTTGTATATGATAATACCTTAGAAGTATATCCTACTCCTACTGCAAACCAAACAGCAGAAGTTGAGTTTGTATCTTTTCCTACTGTAGATGCTAGTGCAGTTAGCACAATAGCAAATTTTCCAGATGAAGCTGAATACTTAGTAGTGCTATATGCTTCTATAAAAGCTTTACAGCAGTTGATGACAGCAAAGCACGGTAATGGGGATATAAGCAATGCTATTACTAAATTAAACAATGCATTAGCAGATGCCATATCTTCAGCTACTCAAGCTGTTGCTAAGTTTGAAAAATCAGATAGTGAATCTGTTTTTGGAGATGAGTCTACTTTTCTTACAGACCATTCTCAGTTAACAAGAGTTAAGGATGCTTTAGATGCGGCTGAAAATGTAGTTAACAATAATCAGCCTTCATCAGATACAGATGCATTTGGTGCTCAGGCAAATGAAGATGTTGAAATAGTTTCTTCAGCTTTAAATATTGCACAAACAGAAATAAGAAGAGCACAAGCTCATCTTTCAGAGTGGACTGCAATAGGAGATATGAGAGTAAAAGAAATAAATGGTTATTTATCTGTAGCTCAGGGTCATGCAAGTGAGGCACAGACTAGGTTAAATGTTGACAATACTGAGTATTCTTGGTATGAAAAGCAACAGTTAAAACTGCAATCTGATTATGAAAAAGGTTTAGCTAAGTTGGTAGGTGCATAATGGCAGTACATTCAATAACTGTAAAAGAATTAATAAGTAGAGTAAGATTGGTTTTTCCAGATGCTCCAGAAACTTATATACTAAATTTAATAAACGATGCTTTGGTTGAGATAGGAACTTACAAAACAAAAGTAGTTCATGCTAAAATATCAACTGTAGCAGATAGAATGTATTATGATTTAGCTGATGGTGCACAAGACTCTAGTGATAATAAGCTTGAAGTTAATCAAGTGATTAGAGTTTACTTAATGGACAATGAAGGAGACTATATACAGATACCAAGATTGGTTGATAAGAATTTATTATTAGCTGATATAGAAAGTGAAAGCAACGTAAACACACCAGATTAATTATGGCAAGCAATATTAAATATCCGGAGAACCAAGCAATGTACTTTATAGAAGGTGACAAGCTTGCGTTGATAACAAAAGTAGATTCTAGTGGTAATGGAAGAACTAGTTCTAGAAAGCAATTTAAAGCTATATCTGAAACCGTTACAGATGGTATACTGATACATTATTATGCAGAACCAAATAGTGTAACTGCAATTACAGATAGTTTAGATATAGACAATACTTTAGAGTTAGCTGTTGTTGACTATGTAAAGAAGTGTTTATATATGGATAGAGCAGGCAAGGCTAGAGATGCTGGTACATCTCAAGCTTCTATGTTAATGGCTAGTAAGCATGAGAAAAATTTTAAAGATGCTGTGCATAGGTATGGCGTAAGAAAGAAAGACAAAACAGGTGGAAGTAGGGTTGTTAAAGTCCCTAATTTAGTTTAACCAATATGGATGCTTTTAAGCGGTGGTGGAGGAATATAGGATAGATTATGGCAGATATAAATAAATTTACTACAAAAGAAGTACTAAACAAGGTGCTTCTAGATTCTTCAGGCAACTCTGTAGCCGCAAATTCTCACACATCTCAAGAAGCATTAAATGCTGTACTTGATGTTTCCAATAGCAGACTTAATGTATCTCTTGGTGGTAGCAATACTATCTCAGGTGATGTTACAATTACAGGCGATTTAACTGTACAGGGTGGAGGTAGTCAGGCTTTTGATGAGATTATTCAAGGAAGTTTGAAAGCTACAGCTAATTATGATAGCGGAGACAACCAAGGCTCTGTGTTATTTGAAAGTAATTTAGGTACGGCAGTTGGAACAGTTGTAGACCTATTTCATAATTCTGCTTCACCAGCCGCAAATGATTTTGTTGGTTTGATAAGAGGAATGGGAAATGATAGTGCTGGTAATTTAACAGAGTATGGAAGTATTGGTGTTTACGTTGAAGACCCTACAAGTACAGGAGAGGATGGATACATAAGATTTAATACATCTGAAAATGGTACGGCTTCAGAACGCATGAGAATAGACAGTTCTGGAAATGTAGGTATTGGAGAAAGTAGTAGTATAGATAAAAAATTACATATTAAATCTTCAACCTCTGGAGATGGTATTACCATAGAAAATAGCAGTACAGGGGCAAGTGTAATAAGATTTGAGGCAGATAGTTCAGCATTAAGAGGTTTAATTGGTGTTGAAGACCACGATGGTGGCTCAAGTATTACAGGCTCTTCTGGTTATGCTACATTTATAAGATCTGAAGCAGATATTCAGTTTGCAAGTGGTGGAAACAATCTTGCATTAACCATAGACTCAAGTCAAAATGTTGGTATTGGAACTGCAAGTCCTTCACATAAATTATCTGTAAGTGGTGCAATAACTATAGATGGTCAGAATGTTGCTCACGATACAAGTGCAATGGTTTTAAGTCAAGAATCATCTGCTAAATCTCAAATGAGAATTTATGGAGCAGATTCTTCTACAAGAGGCGAATTAGAAATAAAACAATCATATAATGATGGAAATGGAACTTTAACAACACTTTATTTAAACAGCTCTGGCAATGTTGGTATTGGAACTACGCCTGTTTCACCTCTTCATGTTAAAGGTTTAGTAAATAATACTTTTTCAGATACATTAGATTCATCAGATTTTAGTGGAGACACTTTAGTAATTGAAAATAGACCAGCATCTAGCAATGATGATTATGTTTCTATTGCAATGGCAACTTCTGGAAGTCAATTTGTATCTTCAAGAATTGTATTAGATAATGATGGTAGTGGTGCTGGAGCGTTAAACTTTCAATTAAGGTCTCCGGGTGATTTATCTAATACAACTACTTTTATGAAAATAAAGTCAACAGGTGATGTAGAAATACCATCTGGATCGCTTGGTATTGGAACTACGAGCCCAGACTCTGAGTTGGAAATCTTTCATGCTACAGACCCACAAATAAAGTTTAGCATAAATACTCATGGAGATGCTGGTATTATTCTTGGAGATGCTGATGGAGTAAAAATATTTGGAAAAGGTGTAGGTAATGAAGTAAGGCTATATTCTGGTGCAAGTACAGTTGCTTTAAGACTTGATGCCAACTCCAGAATCTCACTATCTAATAATGATAGTGGTTTTGAAAATACAATTTTTGGAAAAGATGCTGGAAAAAGCATTGTAAGCGGTGCTGACAAAAATGCTTTCTTTGGAGCGTTTGTTGCTGATTCTACTTTAACAAATGGAGCAGATTTTAATGCTGGTTTTGGATATGGTTCTTTATCAAGCCTTACGAGCGGTGCTTACAATACAGCTTTAGGTTCAGCTTCAATGCTTAATGTTGCCTCAGCAAGTTATGGAGTAGCTGTAGGAAATCAAGCGATGGGAAGTGGAATTGCTACACAAGATGGAACAGTTGCAATAGGTTATAGTTCACTTTATTCATTGACTTCTGGCCCTGAAAATGTAGCAATAGGATTCCAATCTGCTGATGCTATTACTACCGGAGGCTATAATACAGCGGTAGGACATGGAACTTTATCTGCTTTGGTGGGTGGTAATTTTAATACAGCACTTGGTAGAAATGCTTTAGCTTCTGTTGGAAATAATGAAACAAGTAATATTGGTATTGGTGCTAATGCTATGGGTGCTTGTAATGAAGGTACTGGTAGTGGAAATCAAATAGACCAAAATATTGCAATAGGTGTAGAAACTTTAACAGGAGCAAATTTTGGAAGTACAGGAGGTAGGGTTTTAACAAATAATATTGCTATTGGTGGAGATGCTTTAAATAGCACAGGAACTAATTCTCAAAATGGTACTATTGCTATTGGGTTTGGTTCTTTAACAGCATTGACTTCTGGTGCTGGAAATACAGCAGTAGGATATTTAAGTGGTAACGCAATAACGACAGGAGCAAGTAATACTTTAATAGGATATTCTTCTGGTTCTGCTGTTACTACGCAATCACAACTTACTGCTATTGGTCACGAAGCATTAAAGCAATCAAATGGAGCAACTTCTTCTATCGCTATTGGTTATAGAGCATTATATGGAACTAATGCTGGTACTTGTGGAGATAATATTGCGATTGGAAATAATGCTATGGTTGCAAATATTACTCATGTAACAAGAAGCATTGCTATTGGTACTGAGGCTTTAGGTGCATTAGTTGGAGCATCTACTCCTTCAGACAATATAGCCATTGGATATAGAGCTGGTAATAGCATGACAAATTGCAGTAATAACATTGCTATTGGTGGTAGTGCTATGGGTGAAACTGGTAGTAATGCAATTACAGGGGGTAGTAATACTGCTATTGGTACTAATGCAATGTATAACGCTGAAGGTGCAGTTGCAAATAATACAGCAGTTGGTGCAAATGCTTTATTAAGTGTTACTACAGGTAGCAATAATACTGTAATAGGTAGATTGGCTGGAGATGCAATTACCACAGGTAATAGTAATATAGTTGTAGGAGACTCAGCGTTAGGTGCAGCGACAACAGCGACTTTAAATGTAGCAATAGGTGGCGATTGTATGTCTCTTGTCCCAGCAAGTGTTGCTATTCAAGATGTAGTTGCAATAGGTCAAAATGCTTTTAAAGGTTCAGCAAGTACAACAGATGGAGCAAACGGAACTGTTGCAATAGGTAGAGATTCGCTAAAAGAATTGACTTCTGGTTCTGGTAATACAGCAGTAGGTTATCAAACTTTAGATGCAACAACAACTCAAAGTAATTCAACAGCAATAGGTTATAATGCTGGAGGTGCTTCTGCTGGTAATTCAAATTTATTTGTAGGCTATAATGCTGGTGCAACAGGAACTAATGATGTAGTTAGTGGAACACAAAATACTATTGTAGGAACTTCTGCGGAAGCAAGTAGTGCTTCAGCACAAGGTCAGATTGTTTTAGGAGTTGGTGCAGTAGGACAAGGAGACCATACTGCTGTAATTGGTGGTAATGCTGTAACTGATGTTTATATGGCACAAGATAGTGGTGCTACAGTTCATTGTTCTGGAGTAAACTTTCCAGATAGTCAATCTGCAAGTGCAGATGCAAATACTCTGGATGACTACGAAGAAGGAACATTTACTCCTACAATAACTACTGGTTCTGGAAGTGCTGGTTTAAATGCAAGTTTTTCTGCTGGTGAATACACTAAAATAGGAAATTTAGTAACTGCTATTTATAAAATAAGAATTGGAACTAGGTCAACTTCACCAGCACCAAGTGGTACATTAGATATAGCTTTGCCATTTACTGCTGGTTCTGGGACAGGTGCAAATAGTTCAAGTGGAACAGGTGTTCTCATTGGTGAATTTAATGGTGATACAGATGGTACTCTTGTGGCTTTAGCTAGTGGGAGTGATGCATCTATACTAAGAGATACAGATGGAAATTATAATGATGATTGTGGTCAATTTTTACCAGCAGTTGGTGGTTATATACAATTTAGCGTTCAGTACACAGTAGATTAATTGGATTATTAATTAGAAAAGGAAAGATAATATGGCTTTATCAAAAGTAGAAAAAGATGATTATGAAGTAAGAGGTGAGTACAAACATATCAATGTTCGCACTAAAACATCTATAATGGAAGATGGTTCAGAAATCTCTTACAAGTATCATAGAAAAGTATTAACACCAGACATGGATGTATCTGGAGAGTCAGCAGAAATACAGGCTTTAGCTAATGCAATTTGGACAGATGAAATAAAGTCAGCATGGGCAGATAAACAAGCTGAAGAAGTTTAACAAACAAGGAGTCAATAATGGCCAAAAAAGAAAAAGAACAAAA